TACTATGTTTAGAGAAGTTACCCGGACTTTTGTGATGAGTAAAAAAGAGAAAGACGCTGACGCAATTATTGACAGAATAAAAAGCATTTACGAACGATTGCCGGAAGGAATCAAAAAGAAATACCCAGCCGACGATTTCACCTATTTAAATATTAAATGGTCTAAATCAAACTCAATTATTCAAGGATTAGCACAAGGACCAGATCAAATCAGACAATATACTGCTTCATTAGTTATTATGGACGAAGGGGCATTCCAAGAGAAAGCAGCAAAAACATGGGAAGCAATTAGACCGTCATTAGTCGGCGGCGGCAAGTTTGTGGTTATTAGTACACCAAACGGGAAAGAGTGGTTTTATGCCGTAAGGAGTGATCTACTATGATTATTCCAGTCACTTGGAACACTAAAAATAAGTTTTGTATTGCTAGGGTTCATTACTCTTGCGATCCAGAAAAGAATACTCCAGAATGGTTAGAAAAAGCTAAAAGGGGCAGCAGTGATAAATCATGGCAAAGAGAATACGAAATTAGTTACGACGTTTTTGAAGGAAAACCGGTTTTTGATGAGTTTGGAGAGCAACATATTAAAGCGTTTGAGTACAACGTAGAACAGAATCAAAACGTTTTTAGATCTTGGGACTTTGGTTTTCATCATCCAGCCTGCTTACTTTCTTTTATGAATAGCTACGACCAGCTTTGTTTTAGAAGTGAGATCATGGGTCATGATGAAAATATCAAAGATTTTGGAATTAGAGTTAGAAATTTTTCATTAGCAAATTTTCCTGGTGCTAAATGGTTGGACTGTTGCGATCCAGCTGGTGCTAGTGTAAAAGACACATCAGAAACTAGTGTTCAGGTTCTAAATAGTTTGGGGATATATCCAATTTTTAGAAAGTCTTTTATTGCTGAGGGGTTAGAAATTATTAGACAGAGATTAAAAATCCGCAATGATGGAAGGTTAGGAGTTATTTTTCACCCGGATTGTAAAATAACCATTGATGGCATGAAGGGCGGCTATAGATTTGGAGAAATTAGAGAAGGACAAGCAGAAAAAGAAGAACCGTTAAAAGATGGATTCTTTGATCATTTAATGGATTGCGCTAGATATACCTGTATTAATTATTTAGAATTAGCCCCAACCCCAGGGATTAAGACATCTGATTCAATTGAGAACGATATAATGTCTAATTCCAGTGGTCTAGGAATGAATCAATATTTTTAAAATATGGATAAATTAATCATGCCCCCAACTAATGAATGTGCTGCTGAAATTGGCGTCTTAAAAAATATCTTTGAAAAGAGAATCAGAGCGGCAATCGCTAATAAATGGGGAACGGTTACAATGATCGTAAATGTTCAGAATGGTAAAATATCCAGCATTAGAGACGCCGATGAACAGGTTTGGCAGTTAAAGAAGAATAGCTGATTGACTTAACAGATAAAAAATATATACTTAATTATAGGTCAATTGATAGAAATCACTGGCCACCTCGTAATGGGGTGGCCTTTTTTTATGACAATTCAAGAACTACAAGCACAGGTTAACTCTAGCGAAAGAGTCACGAGGGCAGATATTCAATTAGCATTAGATATTTATAACGATGCCGCTAATGCAGAAAGTAATATCTCTCTATTTTTAGATGGTTGCCCATTTGTTACTAAAGCAAGCAAGGGGAAAATACTTGGCGATTTATTAAGTTATCGATTGAGTTTATGACAGAAACTATTTTATTAATCACGAACTTTTTTTTATTTGGAGCGTTTTTAATTAGAGAGTATCTTTACTCAAAAACTATCAATGAAATTCTGAATCGTTTCTATGATAAACAAGCCGTAGTCCACTCCCAAGCTACATCTAAAAATTCAATTATTAAAGAAGAACCAAACGAAATCAGTATTGATGATCCTGAATTTGATATTAAGAAAATAAATAAAGTAATATCTAACGGGCAAGAGGTGCCGATTAGTATTCAATAATGCCAAAAAAAACTAAACGAAATTCTAGCAATCCCCGCAATACTCGCAAGAATAAAGAACTAGACAAAAAATTAGTTACCTCTGGAGAGAGTGGAGCGGGGGAGAGTCAAGAACCACAAGAGTCCACTGAAATGGAAGAGTTAGACAATAACCTAACAGAATCACCGCCTGATCAAGCAGAGCAAGAGAAAAAGAAAGAAGAAGAAGCCAAGATATTTGAACAGGCTTTAAAAGCTGACGAAGATCAAAAAAAGGCTGAGAAAGACGAAAGCGACTCAATGTATGAATCAGCTACTAGAATGGCTTTGGCTAGTAAGTTACTTCAGCAAGCCAAATCAGCCCGTGAAAGATATGATCGTGATTGGTTAAGCAGGGATTTATTTAGACGAGGATATCAGTTTGCTTCTCAACAAGGAACGTCAGTAATTTTGGCTAACAGCTCTCAAGCCAGAATACCAGTTAACTTACTGTGGGCTTTCATTCGTTCAATTAGAAACCAAGTCACTTCTTTTAATCCTAAATGGGAAGTAATGCCTGAGTTTAAAGGGAAAGAATCCGAAGAGAATGCGAGGCTTACTGGGAAACTTTTAGATTATCTCTTTGTTAAAATGAATCTCGTCAAAAAGATTAAGGACGCAGTAACTCAGGGATTAATGTTCTCAATTGGTGGACCTTTTGAAGTGGTGTGGAATCCTAATTATGATAATGGCCCCCATCAGCCGAAGGGGGAAGTTGAAATTATTCTTCATGATCCTTTTGATGTTTATTTTGATCCTAACGCAACTGACATGGATAGCTGTGAATATATTATTAAGGCAGTGAAAACTAGCGTTTCAGAAATTAGAAACAATGAATCTTATGGAGATATCAGATTAATGCTAGAAACTGGAAGTTCTAAACAGGCTGAAAGTGAATATAAACAATTTTTGATTCAAACAATACAAAGCGGAAAAATTTCAACTCCGGAAGAAGAGACCGTTATTCTTTACGAATTACAGAAAAAAGAACGAAAGAGCGACGGAAACATTGGGATTAGGTATTATACCTGGGTTGATCAGCTGCCGATTCCATTAAGAGATGAGTTAATCGATCAAGAAGAGTTTGACATGGAAATATTTCAAGCAGATTCTAATCCTCTTGAAATGTATGGCGAATCATGGTCAAAACACGTTATCGCATTAAATAAAATCGTTAACGCTTTGGAGTCGTCTATCTTTGAATATAACTACAGATGCGCTAAAGGTAGATTTGTTATTGATAAAAATTCAGGTATTAAAGCCATCACTAATGAACATGGCTCAATCATCGAAAAGAACAGGGGGGCAGAGATTAAATCACTCCCGCTGCAATCCTTACCTCCATCGGTTGAGAATCAGATTATTAGAATCAAATCAATGCTGGAAGATATTAGCGGCGTTCACGATGTGAGCCTTGGAAGAACTCCTGTTGGTATCAAGGCCGGTATTGCCTTAGCTGAATTAAAACAAAGCGATACTAGTAACCAGGATGATCTAGTACAAAACCTAGAATTATGTTTGATGAGATTAGGCAAGAAAGTATTAAAAAAGGTTGCTAAATATTACACCACTCCGAGAATAGTTAAGGTTGTCGGAACCGGTAGAATGGTTGAACATTTTGCTGTAGTTGGAGAAAATTATATTCCAGAGAATAAAAATACTTGGAAAATAAAAGCTGAGAAATATCCACTCGATAGAATTTCGTCTAATAATGAATTGCAGGTCCAAATCGGCTCATGGCTATCGTATTCAAAAGAAGCTCAGCAAAAAACAATTCTTGAATTAGCAAAAGATGGATTAATCAGCCAGGAAGATGTTTTAAAGTATCTAGAATTCCCGAACGTTCAAGAAATTATTGATAAAACAAGAAGTGAACGAATCATTGAAATGAAACGAAAAGAAAACCAAATTATGCCATCTGGGATTAGCCAAGAAGAATTGGCATTGTCCGAGAATGAGATGCTGCTAGAAGGCAATCCAATGCCAGTTGATCCAGAACAGGACGACCATGTTTTACATATTTCGATTCATAGCGCTAACCCAGGAAGCAAAGACAGCCCACAAATGAGAGATCATATTGCTGAACACGTGAGGGCGCAGAAAGGTGGTGGCATACCATTATCCCAACAGGGAATACCAAACGAGTTAAACCAAATGCAGCCTGGAGCTGAGGCAACACAGGGGACGCAGGGACAGCCTCAGCAAATACCAGAACAGATCCCGGCCCAAGTTCCAATGCCTGGTCAAATGCCAATGGAAGCTCAAGCACAGCCAACATCAGTACCAATGCCAGCTTAATAATTATAAGTAAATATGAAAGCAAAGATTTTTTCTAAAATGTCAAAATTACAAATGAACGTTCCGGTTGATAAATATTTGAATCATAGGGAACATTTTGACAACGATCAGTTTTTTGAAGCCAACCCAGTTAGTAAAGACGGCCGATTTATGCCGCTAGGAAAATTCTCAGACGAGAACCTGCGGAAAGTCGCCGAAGATATTGACGCAAGGGTAGGCTGTTAACAATTAAAAGACGGGAACCTATGAAAGATTCAAAGATTAGTGGTTCTCATTCGCCACTTGGAAAGTTGGCTGTTGAAAAACAGATAACTCAAACCAATAAAGGCATTAACTCTGAACGAGAGTGGGGAATTAAAGTTCCATCTTCCCCCAATCGTCGGACGTTAGAGCCGAAGAGAATGGGTGGAAAGTAGATCATTAAAAATTTAATCTATGCGTTCGTTGCATAGAGGAGTCGTTGGCCAAACCAACAGAAAGGTGCATTATGTCAGACGACATCAAACTGGAAGGGACTCCAGCTGAATCACAACCAGAAAGCTCTCAAAACGAAACAGTTAACGAAGTAAACGAGGAATGGAGCAATCTCGCTGGTTCATCTCAAGATAGATTCAAAAAAGTAATTGAGATGAAAAATAAAGCTCTGCGAGAAAAACAGGAATTAGAGGAAAAATTAAAGTCATTAGAACAACGACCTCAATATGTCCCAATGCCTCAAAATAATACCTCTGAGCCTTCTTTTGCTAACGATCAGGAGCGATTAGCTTTTGAACGATTAACTAAAGATTTAAAAGTCGTTACTAAGGGTGATCTAGATAGCCTGCGAAAGACTTTAAAAGAAGAAGTCCTAAGCGAGGCTCAATCATTAACAGCTAGGGAATCCTTAGACCGTAAACACGCAGAACTTGAATCAAAATTTACAGGAGATTATCCAGTTTACGATCGTGAAGAAATTGAGGAACAAATGCAGAAAACAGGTATTTATGATCCTCAATATCATTACGAAAAACTTTATCGGGACGAAATTATTAAATTAGAAGCCAGAAAAATGGCGGGAAAAACTGATAAATCCTCTCAACCGTTTGTAGAAAAAACTAAGTCAAGAATTGCTGGAACCCAAGAATGGACTCCAGAAGCCTTGAGCGAAAGATTAAAACAACCAGACGGCCGAGAATTCTATTTAAAGAATAAAGAGAAAATTACTAAAATCTATAACTCTTTATGGAATAGTCAGTAATCCTAGGATTTAAAACTATGTCGAATTTTACGACTACAACCAGTGCGGTTTTTATTCCAGAAATTTGGAGTAATCGTACTCTTGACGCCGCTGAGTCAAAATTAGTTGCGGCAAATTTAGTAAGTAGATATGATGCTGATGTTTCAGCTAAAGGTGATACTGTTCACATCCCTGAAGTTGGCCACTTCTCGGCTGCCAGAGATAAGTCTGCTGATACAGATCTTACCTTAGACACTATTACCGAAGACGAAAAGGTCATTTATATCAACAAAAATAAATATAAGGCTTTTGCTGTAGAGGATATCGTTGCCAAACAGAGTCAATATGACTTAGTCGGTAACTATACCAAACAGGCAGGATATGCTATCGCTAAAGCTGTTGATACCGATCTGTTAAGTCTATATTCGGAGTTTACTACCGATGACGCTGGTTCTTATGAAGCTGATATTGGCGCCTCGTCAATGGTTGCAGCTATTCAGCAACTGATGGTTAATGATGTGCCACGTGAAGATTTGGCATTTATTATTCATTCTAGCCAAGCAGCTTCCTTGATGAACGTGCAAAATTTTGCCACCTCTGATTATATGGGCGAAGCTAATAAGCCAACTGTCACCCAAACTGGGCCTTCCAGCTCATATCTCTATGGTACTTTGTACGGTATCCCGGTTTATTACACCAATAACGTCCAAAATACCTCTGGGACTACCACGTCAGTTCATAACGTGTTAATCCACCGTGAGGCTTGGGCCTTAGCTATGCAAATGGCACCTCGTGTCCAAATGCAATACGACATCCGGTCGTTAGCTGATATCGTCGCCGTCGATATTTTGTACGGTGTTAAAACCACTCGGCCAGATTTTGGTGTCGAGTTACGATCTACCACATAATAATTATTAGATAACGGTAGTATCGAGCGAAGAGGGGGGGGCGTTTTACACGCCCCCCTTTTTGTGGTATATTAAAGAAGTCAATTAGTTAAAAACTACTGACCGCAATAGCGGTCTTTTTTTATTTATGCCAGCTTTTAAACCATTAAAAAATGTTTCTCAAAATTGTGGGGATGGTGTTAGATATTACGATGGAAAAGAAAGATTTATTTCTAAATCAATGTTGAAAGAAATTAAATCATCAGTTAGAACCCATGAAGGAGAAATGCTAACCGGAAAAGCCGCTTGTAAATATATGGATAAGTATTCTAAAAAATATTTACACAAAGACCTATCTGGTAGTTATAACGATACTCACATTGAAGGATATGTTTGATTCTAAAGTAATTTGCGTTATACCAACTAGAGGTCTAATTTATGCGAAAACAATTCGTGGCGTTTTACGAAATATTAGAGAACCTATTATTGTTGATGGTTTGCCTATTCCTGATTGTTTTAACTCCGCTGTTGTGGCTGCTCTCATTAATAAGCCCGACTATATCTGGTTTGTTGAGGAAGATAATGAAGTCCCTGAGGGGGTATTGTCAGCTTTCTTAAAAACTAAATCAGACATAATCACAATGGATTATCCTGTTGCTAAAGGTATAAGCCACATACATAAAAATAGCAGCGGGGAAATAGATTGGTGTGGGCTTGGTTGCACTTTAATACATAGACGAGTTTTTGAAGCTATAGATCAGCCATGGTTTGAGGTTAATATTTTATATAATCAGAACGGCGATGAGGTCATAGTCCCAGAACATCGTTTAAAAACTGGTTGGGGTGGCCATGATACGAGATTCTTTAAAAAAGCATTAAATAAAGGATTCAAAATTAATGTAGTAGAGGGATTTAAAGGAGAACATTATCGAGCAGAAGAAATCCCTAAAAGAGAGATGAATAATGGATTTTATACAATTAAAAATATAATTAATTAAAGGAAAATTATGTCGAATAATATCGGTGATAGCGTATTTACTAAAAAATTAACTTGCTCTTCTAGCAATCAAGAGCTTGATCTGCTAACTACCAGAAATCAGGTTATTTTAGTATCAGACGGTGATTGTTTTGTTAACTTTGATAAGGATGTAACAACGGCTGGGAGGTTCTTAATTAAGGCTAATACTCCAGTCTCTTTTGACAACATTATGGTCAGACAATTAAATTATTTAGCAGATAGCGCAACTCCAGCTCTATATATTATGGCTTATAAAACTAAGTAACTATGCAAACAAAAGAAACGTCCAATCGGGCATTGTTTGGTTGGCTAGCCGGTCAACTATCTGGCCAATTTAAAGAATTAACTGCTGTGGTTGGTAAATTTAAAGACACTGTCTTCAATGTTAATATTAAAAATCCAGACACCAATGTCCTTTTAGAAGTTGCCAAGAATACCAGAGGTTTAAAAGATAAATTAGACAAAATTGTTAATAAAGAATCAAATAAAACGGTTTTTAATTTGCCGACTTCTGAAATTAATCTAAAATTGTCTGAAGTAAAAGTTAGTAATTTAGATCAAATTAAATTTCCAGAAGCTAAACGGATTGAATTTCCTAAGAAAATTGAAATTTCAAACCTTAAAGATATTAAGATTCCTGAATTAAAACAAGAAAAAACAGACCTTTCTAGTCTTGGTCAGGCTCTGAGTGGAATAAAAACGGCTGTTTCTAGTATTTACGCGTATTTGCCCAA